CACCCGCACCGGAATACCCGCTGAGACCGGCAGATGTGGCCCGCAAGATGCCCTGCACCCATGACGGGCGGGATGCGCGAGTGATTTTCGCCTCGGTCAAGAGCCCCTGCGCTTGCGTCTCACCCTGATACGCCAGGGACAGAGCGTCCAACTCCGCAGCCGTCGCCGCCTGCTTGTACACATCCCCGAAGGTCACCGAGTCAGCCAGTCCCGCCTGCGCACCCGCCGCCCGCAGCTCACCAAACTGCCGCCGCGTTTCGCGCCCAAGCGCCTCAGTCTCAAGGCCAGCCTGCCGCCGAGCGACACTGGCATCAACCTCGAGAGCCTGCGCTTGAGCCTTTCCAACCGCCCGCTGCTGGGCGGTAGACATCAGAGACGACCCCGCCGATGCTGCAGCAGCAACGATTGCGGCTATGGTAATCGGGTCTGCCATCAGAGTACCCTCGCGTACATGTCCATATCCTGACCTCGCTGGAAGGCTCGCATCCGGCCCTCACGCTCGAACCCGAGCATTCTCGCCCATCGGTGACCGGGCATAAAGTCCGGCACTACATACGCCTCGACGCGCTCGATCCCGCAGCCGTCGAAGAACTCAGCAACCGCACGGTGAATGCTTATCATGCACCGCCCGGAGTCCGCAGAGAGCAGCGCCCACGCCGACGCCCGCCCCTCCCAGAGATTCACCAGACCAGCACAGCACACAATCCGACCGCCCTCCCGCGCCGTGTAGCAGGGACCCGCCTCGGACAGCTCCTGCCCATAGCCCGGTCGCCCCACAAACGCCGACAGGAACTCCTGCGAGGGCTGCAGGCTCAACTCCCGAAGGTCAGCCGGCACAAATGGCAGCACCTCGAAGGTCATCCCTGCGTCTCCATCTCGGGGTAGAGCGCGATGACGGTCATCGGCAGGGGCTGGTCAGCCACCACCCAGATGCGCCCGTCCGTCTCATACCCGCCCGGAAAGGCGAACACATCAGTATCGCCCGTCAGCAGGGGCGGCTCTTCGTCCATAAAGTCGTTGTTGGTGCGGTACTGGATGAGGTCGAGGTTGTTCGGCCCCGGTCCCACCTTGCCACCCAAGCTCGCATATAGCCGCAACCCGCACTTGTGGATGCGCTTGATCTTGGCCTGCGCCGTACCGATTGCCGCACCCGCCTCAATGCGCTGCGTCGCAAGCGTCGAGGTGTACGGATACCCCACAGTCGCCCGAGAGGTTGGAAACGGCATCGTCACCGCACCGTCCGTCACCACAAGGCCGGTGACCTCCTCGCCGTCCGCAAGCGCAGAGACCGTCTCGCCCTCGAGGTGCCACAGGCCGCGCAAGGTCGTCGCCGTCAGCCGCCACTCGTTGAACGGGACATCATCGTTCGGGAACACCGAGACGATGGTCACCAGCGCCGACTCCTGGTCAACGACCGTGGTGATCTCCGCACGAGCCGAACGCCAGAGCTCGTTCTCCTCGTCGTAGTACCGATGCACGATCTCGCGCCCAACATCCCCCGCAACAAATACAGGGTCGTTGATGGTGATGAGGTCGCCGTTCTCAGCTTCGATAATCTCGTCGGCCTCGCTCGCTATCTCCAGACTTGAGGTTACCGTGACTTCAACCCCGGTAGATCCGGCAGTTTGGTACCCGTCCGCAAGGAACAGATCGGCAGGCACCACCGAGTTGAACTCAAGCGAGGCGTCCAGGTACCCAGCCCCTTGGATGTCCTCGCCTTCCTCAATCGACTGCCCGATGTACTCGATGAACCGCTGCGTCCGGTTCACATCGTCCTCGGTTGTCAACTGGTCAGAACCCTCAGTCAACAAACCGCCACCGGCCTCAAGCGCAAGCTCATTCGGAAAATCCCCCTCGATGGTGCGCGAGACCACCAGCCACACATCGTCCAAGTCCCCGTTCGGACTCGGGATGATCTGCACCGCCTCGACCTTCGCGTCGTTCCCCGCGATGGGATGCTGGTGCCAGCCGTAGATGTTCTGTTCCCGGTCATAGGTCAACCCGATGAGCCGCCCATTCCCCAGGACGCACCAGATGATGTCGTCCGGCTCCTTCTGGTACTCCATGTCCACGATGCCCGAGCGCGTAACCTCAGGGTACAGAACATTCATGTCCCTCGGCACGAACGCATCCACCTGCAGGTCAAACCGCAGCTCCATGATGCGCCGCCCACCCACACGGGCAAAGATGATTGCATCCTCGACCAGCGTCGGCTCAAGCTCCATCGACCCCTCGGCAGACTGCAGGTCGAACTTGACGTTCTCCGGGCCAAGCGGGGCGGTCGTCACATTCTCGCGGATGGCGATTTCAGCCCCCGCAGTCCCGACGATGAGCGCGTTACCTGGACGCAGCCACCGCACCTTGTCCACATTACCGACCGCCAAGGTCAGGTTCAGCGCGTTGTCGGCGAGGATCTCGCCCATCGTGTCGACCGCGTGGGACAGGTAATCTCCGGCGACCGAGGCATACACATCCTGCCCGCCGCCCCACCACAGCCGGTCGCGCCAGAACGCGGTCTTGTAGGGATAGGCCGCGCCCATGCCCAGACCCCACGCGCCCACACGGTACACGCAGGACGCGCTTGAGAGCAGCTCAGTCGGGGCCACGCCCGGACCTATCACATCGGCATCAACCACCGTCGTGCTCGTGACAGCGGTAATTTTCAGGATGACATAGCCGGGGTGCAGGAACTTCCACAGCACCCCGGCGTTACCGTCATAGTCCTGTCCTTCCTCGTGGATGGGCCGGATCGCGCCGGTCGTGGCACTGTTTATCGCCTCGTAGAACTTGCCCGAGGACTTGCGGATGTCGCCCGCCGTGATGGACTTCGCCGGTTCCCACTGCGTCGTCGTGATGTTCACCGGCTGCAACCGCAGGAGCATACCCACGGAGTCATTGTCGAATATCGCAAGGCCGGAGGTCACCGTGACATTGCCGGTCGTCGCGGTCAGCGAGAAGCTTTCTTTCGCATTCGGCTCACGCTGGAATGGGCCATCGGTCGGCGCGTAGTCCGCAAAGGCCCAGCTCGTGTTCCCGCTGCGCGTCAGGGTCTGCGGCGCATACCCCTCGCACCCGACATAGAGCACATCGCCAGACTGGGCAATGGACAGCGCCGAAGTGTTCTCAGCGGTGAACAGATCCTCCACCGCATACGGACTCGGGATCGTGTAGACCCGCGCCACATCGCCGTTGCCACCGTAGGCCGTGTACCCGGTCGTGTCGATCACGCCGCCGTCGATGTCGTAGAGCTCGAAGGTCTTGGCTCCGGCATTGACATTCGTCACCTTCACATACCGGCCATTCACCTGTGACATGCCGGCGACCTGCGAGATGTACATCCAGTCGCCGTTCGACGGGTCTGCACCCACATAGGTCAGCACACCCGGACTCGCCTGCGTGATGTTCGAGATGTCGAGCGGGTCCTCGAGCACCACCCCACGGTCGGTGAAAAGCCTGCAGTAGTAATCGCCGAACTCGATGACATACGCCTGGTCGAAGGCAAACTCAAACCGCTGCAGCCACACCCGCTTGTCAGGGTACAGCGTCTGCAGGACATACTTCGTGCCGGGACACCGCTTCGCCGGACCCTGCGCGGTCGGGATGAACCGCCGCATACGGAAGGTCGAGGAGGCGTACTTGTCGAAGTCGGTGCGACCGCTCATCAGCGACCCGACCTCGCCACCGTTGAAGTTGACGATCGCTGGGTTGACGTTTGGCATCAGAGCCTCACGGACAGCCAAGTCGTGTCGGCAATCGACTCCGGTGGGTTTTCAATGGCGTTTGCTCGGACCGCCTCCGTCAGGCACAGGCGATAGTCGCGCAGCGCCGCGTTCTTTTTAGCGTCAGATTGTGTCAAAGCCTCTGCTACGTTGTACGCCAGCAGAGCCGAAAACGCCTCGTCAAACGACGAGTCGAACTGGGTCGGGTCAGTCACCCGCGACAGATACCGCAGGTTCATCTGACCAGATGAGTTGGTCAGTATCTTGCCGCCCTCGAGCTGGTACTCCTGCCCACCGCCGCCAATCAGGTCGGACAGATCCGGCGCAGGGAAGTACGCGCCGACCTGCAGGATGCGCAGACAGTCGGTCGGCAGAGTGTACTGGTATGAGTAGCCGAAGGTCGGCACCGCGACATCTGCCGCGATGTTCGCCCGCTTCACGCAGAAGCGCCAGTTGTAGGTGCGCTGCAGCTTGTCCCGCAGCATCCCATAGATGGCGTTCAGCTCACGCGCAGGCTTGGTGTTATCCGTAAGCGAAGTGATCCGCAGGTCACCAATCTTGGTGAGCGCGAGATTCGCAATCGCAACATCACTCGTAGCCACGGGCGCCTCCCGCAGCTATTAGGCTGGCGGCCAAGTATCCTGGATGATCGCTTCCTTGATGACATCAAGGGCAAGCAAGACTTCCATCTTTTGCATATCGGCGGCTAGGTCAACACGCACCTCGACATCGGTCGTGGCCGTGGCTGAACCTTCCGTCACGTTGCGAACACCCTGCTCGCCTCGGTCGATTCCGTAAAAACGCTCTGCCATGTTCGTCTCCCGAAAGAAGGGGCGAGCCGGTTACCCGACCCGCCCCTGTACCTTACGCCGTGTAACGACCGATGAGCTTCACGGTGGCGGTGGCGTCAGCCGCCGCTGTCAGAGTGAAGGCCACATCGTAGAACACGCCCGGATCAGAGGTGAGAGCGAGCGCGTCCCACAGCTCCTTGCCGCTGTTCGCAATCGAGAACACCGCCGACTCATGCAGCACATCCACGCCGTTGAGCGCACCGTCCTTGAGGGACAGGGCCGAAGCGAAGAAGTCCGCATCGACCACAGCGCCACCGTCCTTGGCCGTGCGATACAGGCCAATGTCGGAGATCGTGGTCGTGCCGATGTCGGGCGAGTAGATACGGAGATCAGTCATCACCGCATTCGACGGCACCCGGAACATCCGGTAGGTCGAAGCAATGCTGTTGGTGTCCGTAATCTCCGCCGTGGCAACCTCAATGTGCTCGAAAGCGCCGTCTACACGGGGGCTGTTGAGTACGACCGGGGTCGCGTCTGCGTTGGTGATAAGGGTTGATTTAACTGCAACAACTGCCATGACTATTTACTCCCTTATTCCGCGCACAGGATGTCGACGACCTTCTTCTCTTCCGTGCGCGTGGCACCGAAGGTACCCATCAGGTAGACCTGATACGGGTGCGAAGACAGGTCACGACGCTGCGTGACGTTGGACATGATGTCGTTCCAGACGCCCAGGTGAACACCCGACGGCACCCACACGGGGCAGCGACGATGGTTCGAGGAGGTCGGAAGACGCTCGGTGTGGATGAAGTTGATCCCGAGGAAGCGGGTCACCTTGCCATCCTGCAGCACCGGAGCATCGGTGTTGAAGTCGGCGTTCGTGACCTGCAACTGACCGAGAAGGTCGTCGTGCTGCTCGGCAGAAATGGCGCAGTACGCCGATTCGGCATCGAGGTCGACCTCGTTCTCCATCAGGATGCGACGGGCTTCACGCAGCTTGTCAACCGTGAGGCCCACGTTGCCCGAGGCAGCGTAGTTCACAGCGATCTGCTGGTTGGTGACATCGAACACGGTGCTCGTGCCACCGGCCTCGCCGGTCTTGTTCGTTCCGAAGATGCCCGAGATGATGACATCATCGATGGCGCGGCCCATCGCGTAGAGCCCGTTCTGCGAATAGGCAGACTGCGGGTCGGCGAGGAGACGGAGCTTGTCGAAGTTGTCGATCAGGTCAGCCCAGTCGAAATCCTCCGGGAACACCCAACGGCGGTTGTTCGGAGTGTTGACCGGGACGATCGGCGAGTACCGGGTCGAAACGGCACGGGCGCTGGTGGCACCGTACTGCGTGACGACTTCAGAAGCCTTGCCCTTGTACGAGCCAGTCTGCACCGCTTGGCGCAGCTTGGAGCCTTTCTGCTGCAGGAGCAGCGAGATGTTCGTGCCGTACTGAACGGCATAAACGGATGCGATATTGTCGGCCATGATAGCCCTCCAGAAAACATTAAATGACGATGTTCTCGGATGGCTTGTCCGTTACCGGGGCCGGAATCCTTGCCCGTTCCGCTCGGGCCGAGCGACCGTCTTTCCGGCTGTCAGCGGGGCCTCGCGGCTTACCCGACCTCTGGTAAAGAGCCGGGAGGTTTAACCCTCCCGGCAACACACAGAGGAGAACACACGGGCGGATAGTACGACGACCATCTGCCGGATGCAACTACTCCTCGGTGACACCCGGATTCGCCATCCGGTTAAGCGCCATCATCTCCTCGATGGCACTCTGTCGGACACGCTGGTCTTGGTGCATATACCGACCCATGAACTCCTGATCGGCGAACAGCGAAGCCACCTTGTTCTTGGCCTGCGCCGGGGTCAACGCACCGCTCGACGGGGTGTCGCTGCCCACAAAGTCAGCCTCGCCGAACTTGGCACCGATGGCGTGGAACAGTTTCATCACCTTCGCGGTGCCGATCGCCCGCTCGAGCGAGTCAAAGGTCGCCTCGTCGATCCCGGCTTCCTTGCCGAACTTGAGCACCGCCCGCTTGGCGAGCTCCTCGTTCTGGGCAGCAGCCGCGCCCCACTCGCCCTTGAGCGCCGAATACTCGGCCTCGGACTGCTTGGAGAATGCCTCGTCAGCCGCCTCGATGCGCGTACTCGATGCCTGATTCCACCACTCGGCGAGCCCCTTGGCCTGCTTCGTGGTAAGCCCGAGCTCGTGCAGCACCGGGGCCGCAGCCTGCGCAAACGAGCCGTCATCGCCATCCGGCACCGGCAACTCGTACTTGTCGGCGCTCTCCGGGCGACCGAGCCGGTTGTAGACCGCGCTCCACCCGTCAGCGTCATCATCGGACTTGGGGGCGAGAATGGTGCGACCGGCCTTGTCAGCGCCGAACACCTTCTCAAGGTTTTGATAGGACAGAAGTGCGTCAGCCGGTCCCTTCCACCCCTTCGCCTTGACCAACTCGCCGAGCTGGCCCGTGGTGGTGGGGTCGAGACCTTCCGGCGCGTACCATGCAGGAGCCGCTGCCGGAGCAGTCGGGTTGCCTGCGGGTGCAGACCCTTGTTCGTCACTCATCTCTGAAGTCCTCTTGCAGATTGGTCAAGGTTCTCTCATCCAGGTGCAGCGCCTCGACAATCATCTGCACCGTTTCCTGCCGGCCAACCATCCGGCCAACTTGGAACATGTCCACCTGCGCACCGGG